CTTTCTCTGTACCAGCATTCAAAAAATGGTTGTTTAAAGAGTTCGATAAGAAAGACATTCCTAACTCTGTGTACATCTACATAGATAGTCTAGATGAAAGTTCTTTTGCTCGTTCTTTAGATGGTTCAGCTCAACGTAACTTAGTAGAGAGTGTAATCACTTCTTCTTTGTCTAAGCGTGTATTACGTCCTAAGATGTTTGGAGAGGCTTATATTCAGTTAGCTTCTTCAGGATTTAATAAATTAGGAACTCGTTTTGCAAAACCTACAGCAGAGCAAGTTGCTAAGTTTGGTACATCAGGTTTAAGAGAGTATCGTGTAGAGAATGGTAAAACTCAACCTGCAGATATCAAGGTTGCTTTTAACCCAAAGAAACATCAGCCTTTACTTAATCTTACCTGGAACGGAGAACGTATTGGAACTTTAGATGTATTAAATAAAGCACTAGAAGACGATGCTTGGGTAGCACAAAACTCTGATAAGATTACTATTGTAGGAGTACGTATTCCTGTACAAGGATTTAACTCTATGGAATACTTTAGAGTAAGACAGCTCTTACCTACTTCTGCAGGTCCTGTAATCATTGTTCCTCCTTCTATTGTCACTAAGTCTGGATCTGACTTTGATATAGATAAGTTGTTTATGTATGAGCCTAAGCTAGACTCTGAAGGTAATGTAATAGATGATTCTATTGTAGACTCTGCAGACTTTACGAAGGACATGCTTAACAACATAAGAGAGAGAGTTATCAATTTACAAAGTAAGAAAGAGATTAAAGAACTCTTAAATAATACAGGTGCTTACATTGTAAAAGGATTGTATGAGAAAGACATCAAGAACTTAAAAGGAGTATTGTATGACTTGTCTACTAGGAAAGCATCTTACGATGACCCATTGGTAGAAGGTGCACACTTACGTATTAAGATGTTGATTGCACGTATAGAGCAATTAAAGGAGCAGAACCCTACTTTGGTTTCTACTCTAGCTAATCTAAAGACAATCAACGAAGACTTAAATTCTTTACAGGCATATACTCCTCAGAACATTAAGAACATTTCTTCTAATAGGATGATTAAAGTTATCTCTGATGTTTTATCCGAGCCTGCTTTGTATTCTCGCTTTACTAAGCCTAACGCTAATAGTATTGTTAAAGCTATTGCAGAAAGATATTTAACTTTAAGAGGTAAGGGTGGAACTATTAGTGCTAGTTCAGTATTCTCTCCGATGACTTCTGTGGCTATCTTTAAAGAAAACACTATTGGTAAGAAGTCTCTTGGTGTAGATGCTAAGGTAAACGCTTTGCATAAACTCTTCCAACAGACTGGATTAAAACTTACTGAAAACTACTTAACTAGAAACTATATATTAAAGTCTAACAAAGATAAAAACGGTTCTATTATCTTAGGTGGACTTAGAGATGCAGACCAACAGCACTTGATTTCTGACATTATTAACGAGTTCATTAATGGTCACGTAGATATCGAGAAAGAAGACTGGATCAACTACTTTAACTCAGATAAGGTAAGAACGCCTATCATCCTTCAGATGGTTCTTAATGGTACTCCTATTGAAGATGCTATCTTACTTGTTAACCAACCTATCATTCAACACTACTTACGTACTTCTAATGTAGGAGATATAGGAACAACCTTAGGAGTTAAGGGTAGAAAGGCTAATGCTTATATCCTAGAAGGATTAAAAGTACTTAAGATTCCTTTTATAATGAAGGAAGTTAATGGCAAGTCTATGGTAGATATGGATGCAACTATTACAGACGTTCTCAGTAGAGATTATTTTAATAAACACTTAAAGAACTTTACAGAAGAAAACTATCCTCCATATATTGAGAACGATAGAAGAGCATACAATACTATCTTGGAAAATGCTAAGGATGCTAAAGATAACAAAGAAGGTGCAGAGACAGCCTTAGCTGCACAAATTGCTTTCTTAAGTCAGTTTATGATAGCAAAGGAACAGAATGACAAGTTATTAAGTTTGACTTCTAATATTGACTTTAACACTAATAACTATAGGAGTATTACTGATTTCTTTAGTACCTCATATACTATCAATGAGGCTAGACAGTCCTTTAATGAAGAGTCAGTTGATAAGATTCTTAACAATAGTGTAGTATCTCCTTACAACATTATAGAAGAATCACAGACTATCTCTAACCAATTGTTTGATGTTATCACTTTACCAGTGGTTCAACAAACTTTGTTAAACTCTATCAACGGAAAATACTTTGGTACAGAAGCTAAGTTAAAAGGAATCAACACTATATTTAATGGATTCATGCATCTTTTGATACAAAAGTATGGTACAGATAGATCAAACTCTTTGTACAATCAGTATGGAAGAACATCAGGTCTATTAGAAAAAGGAAAAGAGAATAACCTAAAGGCACAGTTCATTAAGTTGTTTAGAGATAATAAGAACATTGAGTTAAGAGACTTCTCTCGTCAAAACTTATTCTTAAGAAACTTTACTACTACTGATGTAAAGAACACTAACATGTTCTACATTACAATGAAGACTAACGAGAAAGATCCTGACACAGTAGATGCTGTTCAAAAAGCTTACATGGATGGATTGAATCATCCTGATCCTAAAGTATCTCAGTTCTTCAGTGATGTAGCTAATGCAACTATTGTAAGTCAAGGATTTAATATTCGTTATAGAAGCATTCAGCCTTATCTTCCTATTCAGTCTTACATTGATGTAGCTGCAGGTTTATCTGATACTCTAAAAGATATGAAGAAATCCTACTTAGAGAATGGAGGTAGTCTTGATTCTGAAATAGCAGAGCTTTTAAAAGATCACATCAAGGACGTAGTTATTTTGGAAAACAAAAGAGGTAAGAAAGAACTAGATAAGTTTTTCCCTCGTTACACTAAAGCTAAAGTAGTAGAAGCACAAGAGGATCAGAATACAAATGATGTTGTACCTGGAGATGAACAAGATACTTATGATGATCCTGGGTTCTCTGATGATGGATTTTACAATAGCGATAGCTTAAGAGGATTTGAGGATGTTCCAGAATCTACTCAGTTGACTATTGCAAGAAAGTCTACTAGCAAAACAGACTCTGAAACTGTTAAGTGCAAAACTAATAATTAAACTATATTTGAATAATAAACTAAGATGAGCAAAGCTTGTATTATACACGTAAACAATCCTGTATCAGGAGATAGACATACTTCTTTAGTCGGATACCTTTTAACTCAGCTTAATTTAGATTCTGAGTATATTGAATCTACTTTAGATGCTGTCTATGATAATCAAAAGAGTACTAGGTCTTGGGGACCACTTAAGCGTAACACAAGTCTTAGTCCTAATCCTGAGCCAGACATTGAACAGTTTATTCAGTTAGCAGGTATTCAATTAGGTCCTAAAGGTTTAAGGTATGCTACTGCTGTACAAAGGTTCTATGATGAGCATGGAATGACTCCTGATGAAGAGTATAACATAGATCAGCTTCGTCAAATTATCTTAGATAATAAACCATATAGTACTTTTGCTTTTGAGATAGAAGTTGTAGATCCTTCTTTGTCTCCTGGAGAAAGAACTTATAGACTAGATCCTATTGCAGGATTAGATGGCTATAAGATCAATATGGCTCAGACTTTAGAGAAAGAGATCTTTGACCTAGGTGCTGAGACTACTGGTACTAACATTGAGTACCTTAGAAAGTATATTGACTTTGTAGAGCCTGATGTATTTGATACCATTACTAAGATTGTAAATGATCCTAATACTCCGTTCTATCAGAAGGAGTTGCTTAGGAAACTTGCAGGCGTAGTTAAACTTAATCCTGACTTAGGACTTAGTTTCTTTAAAGGTGCAACCTATACAGATAAGTTTGATAAAAACAAAGACAGTATAGGTATTGCTCGTTACTCTGCGTATCAGCAGAAGATTCTTTTGAATCCTCTAGCACTTACTTCCTTAGATTTAGATTTCTTTAGAAAGCTTTTCATTCACGAGTTAGTGCATGCTGCTACATTGTCTGCTTTAGCAGTTCCTATTACAGAAACAGATAAGAAACTTCAACAAGGTATTAGAGAGGCTTACATGTACTATAAGACTAAGTATGCAGCTCAACATCCTAGTGATTTATATTATGGTTTATTAGATGAAGCAGAGTTCGTAAGTGAGTTCTTAAGCAACCCTGAGTTCAGAAATCTTATAGAGAAACAAGAACCTGAGTATGCTCAGAATATCTTTGAAAGAATCTGGGAGTTTATCTTAAACAAGTTAGGTTTAAATAAAGTTAACAAGAAGGATGTTCCTACTCAGGAAGACTTAGACGAGTTACTTGATAACTACTTTAACGAGGTAGTGTTTAATAACTCTTTGAACTTAACTAGACCTAATCAAGAAGAAGACGGTGCTAACTATCAAATGAGTGTTACTCAGATTGAAGAAGCTGAAGCTTACTTAAAATCAAACGGAGACTTTCAACAAGACTTAGCTAGGTTCTTAGAGTCAGATGCTATTGACTGGCGTAAAATCTTTATGGAGGCTAACAACGTAAAGATTAACTTGCCTCTTCTTTATAAGTCTGAAGAGTCTATGCAGAATATCTCTGTAGGAGACGCTAAAGAAGCATTTAAATCTTTAGTTACTTACTTCCATGATACAGCTAAGTATCTTAGATCCTTACAGCTTTCTATGGACTCTATGTATACAAGTGGAGTATATACTCAAGAACAGTTGTTTAGACAATCTTACCATGCTAGAGAGTTAGGAGAACACTTTAAGCAGGTAATGGAAGAGTATAAGGGTATTATGGGAGAAGCAGGTTTAGCAGTAGGTACAGTGTTGAATGCTCAAATAAAAAACGTTGACCAATTGGCTAATGCTCTTACTCAGAATTATATTGACAAAGCTACTAAGGCTGTTGCAGAAAAATTAGCTAGAGAGGTTGCTCCACAGACAGGTGCTTTAAGAGCAACTATAGAGAAAAACGTAGAACAGTTTGAAAAGAATTACGAAAATGCTTTAGCTGCAGGCAACAATACTCTTGCTCAGAACTTAAAAAATAAGATTGCTGGAGAGAAGAAAAAACTTAACGAACTTGCTACTGAGAAAAACTTAATTGATGCCTTTAGTGGTAAGTTAAAAGATATTAATCTCTTTAGTTTATATACAGAGTCTGCTGCTTTAAGTGGTAATGTTATTACTGGATCAGTAGGATCTTTCTTAACTAAGATGTTTGACGAAGCTAATGCGGAGTCTATTGCTTTAGAGAGGAAGATGCGACAATTAGGTGATAGACTTGAGAAGATTACAAAGTCACAAGGAGGAAGAAACTTAACAGGTTTAGATTTCCAAAATACTTTTGGTCCTTATATCCGTAAGGTAAAAGTCTTAGAGATTAAAAAGGGAGAGTTAGCTGAACGTGAGACACTAGTCTTTAATACTGAGATGGACGAGATTGCTTATCAGAATGATAGAACAACTTTAATCCATGCTATCCAACAGTTAAAGAACGAAAAGAATCAGACAGATCAAGTTAAGGCTGAGATTAAGAAGAAAGAAGATGAACTAGTAAACCTTCAGAATGAGTTTGAAGAGCGTCCTTTCACTGATGAATACTATCGTATACAAGACCTATTATCTGAGGAAGCTAGAAATGCAAGAGAAGAGATCATTGAAGAGATGCGTAAGATCCAAGCATCTTCTTTAGACGAGGAGAATAACGAAGAAGAATTAGATAAGTTAGAAGACTTAAAACTACAACTAGATAGACTAGAGTCTGATACAGACATTAACGGTGTTCTTAAAGATGAAAAGGGTTTACGTATTGCAGTAAGTATCCGTGAGTGGAAGAAGGAAAAGACTGCTGCTGAACTTTACAACTATGAGTTAACTGAGACTAACAAAAACTTATTCAACGTCCAGCTTCAACGTAAGAAGGGTATGGTTGATAAAGTTAAATTAGAATTGGAGGATGCTATAGCTACTAATCAACCTGAGGAAGTAATAGAAAGTAAAAAGAATACATTAAACATTATTCAGAAGAACTACGATTTGTGGAGATCTAATAATGCAGTAAGAAAGATTAGTCCTGAGTTCTACAAAGAAAGAAGACTTATCTTAGAATCTATTTCAGCTATTCAGTCTAAGATAGATACTATGATGGTACGTCCTGTTACAGAGATATGGGATGAGATGTTTGGCTTACTTAAAGGATTCAAGAATAACGATAACATTTATGATGGATCTAAGATTCCTACTGAGACTGTTACCGTAGAAGAAAACGGTGTTGTTAGAGAAGTAAACATTCCTATCCGTATTGCTGAGTTAGAAAAAGAATTAGAAGAAGCTAAAGAATATATTCAAGAAGAAATTAGTGATACTTTGTCTAGAGCAGACAGAACAACACTTAGGAACTTGTTCTCTGAGTTAGCTGAAATTCAAGAAAAGGTTTATACTCCTGCTTATGTAGAAGTGTACAGTGCTAAGTTGGCTGAACAACGTGCAAAGTTAGCTGTTGCTAATCCTTCTAAGTATGCACAAGATACTAAGGGTACTATGTTAACTGCTGATGCTAAAACTGCATTAGTTGAAAGTACTTGGTATAAGATGAATCACAAGACAGTCTTTAAATACAATCAGTCTGCTCAGACCTACGTAGCACAAGATGAACCTTTATTTTACTGGATGACTACAGAGCCTACTAACAAAGACTACATTAGTTATAATGAGCCATCATTCCGTTGGAAGACTATTACAATCAATCCTGCTTATAGAAAAGAATCGGTAGGTAAAAGTAAAAACTCTAAGCGTATACCTCTAATTAATAGTAAGACCAAGTATCAGAATTCTGAATACAACAATTTGTCAACAGAACAGAAACAACTTCTGTCTGAAATTATAGACACTTACGGTCAGATGCAGAAAGGTGTACCAAGAAACCTTAAAAAAGGACTTGAGTTACCTTCTGTTATGAAAGAGGGTTTTGAATCTTTAGGTAATAAAAAATTCGGTACTATTGGATCACAAATAAAAGGTGTGTATTCTAACATAATGGATACGGTTACCTTTAAGACTGATGATGAATTGGTTGCTGATACTCAAGGTTCTATGATTAGTAAAGTGAATCGTAGACTATTCTTAAGGTATAATAGTCCAATGGCTGCAGATAAGATGAGTGTAAACTTCATCAACAGCTTGACTATGTATGGAACAGACTTAATCAGATTTAAGAAAGCTTACGCTAATGCTCCTTACTTGTATGGTATTCAAGATGTATTAAACGAAAAGATTCCTGGCAGTAAGATACAAAAGATGATTACTAATTTGTTTGAGAGAAAACTACAAGGACAAAGTAGAAAGACCTTTACAAATAGTAAGATTGGAAATGCAGTAGAGTGGGCAGCAGATAAGTCTTTAGGTATTGGAGCAGAGTTAGCTCTTAGTCTTCGTCTCCCTTCAAGTTTAAAGAACTTTGGAGCAGGTACTATAAACATCTTTGAACAGTTGAAAACCTATGACATTAGCCGTAAGGATGTAACTGTTGCAATGGCTAAGAACGCTAAATACCTACAGGATTTATTTAGATCTTATGTAGAGGATGGCGTAGACTCACCGTACATTCAAAAGATGCGTTACTTTAATATCATGGTCGAAGATCATTTATCTGAGTCTGGTAAAAGAGTATATGCAACAGCTTTAGAAAAGGCTAGCAGAAGATACAATCCTCTTTACATGCTTTCTTTTGTACGTACTTTTGGTGAATTTGAAATGCGTAGTGGTGTAGCAGAAGCTATGTCTAAGCAATTCTCTATCGAGATGAATGATGGTACATTCAAATCTATTATGGATGCTTACGTTGTTGAGGATGGGGTAATGAAACCTGACCCCAACATTAAAGACTTAGAGTCTTTTGCTGGAGTAGAGAATGCATTTAGACAGAAAGTTAACGCAGTTAACTCTTTAATTCATGGTGCTTATAGTGCTATGGATAAAGGAGAGTACTCTAGATATACTTTAGGTAGATGGATTGGATATATGAAAGGATGGTTTACCTATCAGTTTATTAGGAGATTTGGTTCTAAGCGTATGATGTATGGTGCAGGTATGGAACACCAAGGTTACTTTAGAACATTTGTACAAGCTATTAAACATTTAATGCAGAATAGATTCTCCTTTGCTGCTGTAAATAGTTTAATGACTCCTCAAGAAAAGTCTGAGGCAATGGCTGCAGTTTATGATATGCTTGTATTGACAATCAGTACTGGTATTATGATGGCTCTGAATGCTTTGGTATACTCAGATGATGATGACGAGGATAACCTTTTTGGAGCATACTTCTTGCTTTATAATCTTCTTTTAATTGAGGACGAGTTAAGTACGCTTAACCCTGTATATGGTGCTGCTTCTATTGTACACTCTAGGGTTATGAACAACGTAGACGGAAAGAGTATAGGACAGTACTACTTGGACAAAAACTTAATCTTACCTTTCCAAGGAATTTGGGAAGCTACTAAACTTACTGCTGACTTCATTAATCCTATGGATGATGTAAACATGTTCGATGAATACATTGAAAGAAGTAGAACAGGTAAGATCCTTAATCCTAAACGTTATAAGCCAGATCCAACTTTGAAAGGTCAATACGAGTTCTTTGCTAGAATTGAAAAGATGTTTGGTTTAAGTGTGAGTGCTAACTTCTTTACTAACCCTGAGTATCTTTATCGTAAATACGAAAGCAAGAACCCTCGTTGGTTTATTGAAACTCTTGATTCAGAGATAAAAGGATCAAAGAGTGATATTAGTTCAATTGATAAGCAAATTAAATCTATGCAGCGTCAACTTGATTACATAGAAGATTCTGATACTAAAGCTTCTTTGATGTCTCAGATAGAAAGTCTAGAAGGAGATAAGGTTAAGATTAGGGAAAAACAATCTGAACTCTCTGATTTCTCTCAGGAAGTAGGTAGACGTTAATCTCTTGACTTTATTTTTAATTAAAGTATTTTTGTTATACGGACTAAGGTCGGACTTAACAGTCGTAAAGATAAATATTTATGGAAACACATGACATTCTCAGAGAGCAATCAAAGAAACTTCGTCACATCGAAGGTCAACTTTGTTGCATCAACGCTAGCGTAACTGCGGAAGCAGGTATGAACGGCAGTAAAGTAATCTCAGGCACATCACCAGTTACAGGTACTTTTCAGTACTTTGTTGTTAACGCATCAGCTGTAGTTAGTGCTATTTTAGATCAGAACGCAGCTAGTCTTATGACAAGCTTAGGTCTTTCAGGAGTTACTTTGGCACCAGGAATGAAGATTAGCGTAGCTAAAGGAACAACTATCTCTTCTATAACACTTGCTTCAGGATCTATTATTGCCTACAACGCTTAATTGATGAAGACCCTTTTAGTAACCGTCACCACAGTATGTGCCTTCTTGGGCACATATTTTTTAAATCTAACTGCAGATAACGCAGAACAATACTTAGCGATTGTTGCTGTTGTGTTTGTAGATGGATTTTTTGGTGTGTGGGCAGGTACTAAGAAGATTGGTTTTCAGACAAGAAAAGCAGTTAAAGTACTTCAGACTTTGTTTGCTTGGGTAATGATCCTTTCTGCTATCTTAATGGTAGAGAAGGGTTTCCAAGGTACGTTCTGGCTTTCAGAAACTTTCTGTGCTCCTTTTATTGTCTTCCAACTTATTAGTGCGCTTAAGAATGCTCACACAGTAGGAGTAATAAACAACAGTGTACTATCTCAGATCTTAGCAAAGATAGACCAGCATAAATTTAACCACGATAATGAAAAACCTCTCGATTAAACTTAATATTATCTTTTTCTTTATCATTGCTTACTTACTTTTTAAGTATGAGTACGTACAGGAACAAGATACTAACCAAGTAATATCTTTTATTGATTCTATAGATAAACAAAACGATACCTACTTTGAAAAGATTGACTCTCTAGAACACATAAAGCACGAAGAGTATTTCCGTTACGAACAAATCACCCTAAAGTATGACACAATTCAGATTGCTATTGACACTATGCCTGATATTGACGGCACAAAATTCTTACTCACAATCAGTAGACAGCTTACCCTTAAAGGAGTTGAATAATGAGTTCCTAAAAGGAATTCAAGCACGTGAGAGATTAGTAAGTCTTAAGAAGATTATCAAGACAGATAGCGTTCAGTTATCCTTGTATAAAGATTCTATTATCCCTAACTATAAAAAGGCTTTAGATACCGCTAAAGTAGAGATAGTTCGCTTAGATACTAAAGTTAGGTCTCAAGCAGAAACAATTAAAACTTTAAAGAACGTTTTGAAAGGCGGGTTATTTGCTATAGCTTTGTTAACCATAGGGTTAATACTTTAACCTACCAGCCTATGATGCCAATCTCAAAACAGATTATCCAACACTACATGGATAATCCAAATACGGATGAGTCAGCTTTAGAAGTTGCTATTCGTTTCAACTACCAACCAGAAGTATATAATGAGCTAAGAGCTAAGCGAGTTCGTGACTTAAAAAGAACTGCTATGTATAAGTTGGGTGCAGATAAACCTGTATCACCTAACGATCAACCTACACAAATTACAGGAACTTATGATGAGAAACTAGATAAAGGTACACTTGAGGTATCTAAACTAGTTTCTACTCAACCTAGATCTTCTGAAGAAATCATTGAAATTCACAAGATAGATAGATCTAAGTGGAGATTAGTACAATATTGGAGTAAAGAAAAACAATCAGGTTGGCTAGTGTCAGCCTTATTTGCTTCTATAAAGCCTGAGGACACTTTTCCTCAAGACATAGAGAACGTTCTCAGAGAGGTTTTCCTAGAATCTAATATAACTCCGTACCCAACACCTAGAAAGTCTCCTATAGCGTCTAAGAAAGGCTTATTCGTCTACATGAGTGACAAACACGTAGGTGCTCTTACTCATCCTAACTCTATTTTCAACAATCAGTACAACGAAGATGTCTTCGAAGTACGTATGATGAGAGTATTAGAAGAGATAGAGAAGCAAGTAAAGACCTATGGAAGGTTAGAAGATCTTTTTATTTGTGATTTAGGAGATTCATTAGATGGTTGGAATGGTCATACTACTAGAGGAGGACATGCACTTCCCCAGAACATGAATAACAAAGAGTCTTTTATGACTTATCTTTATGCTCATAAACGATTCTTTGACCTGTTAGTAGAGAAAAACTTAGCTAATAACATTCATGCTATTATGCAGACAGAAGATAACCACTCAGGTTCTTTTGGCTACATAACTAACCAAGCACTAACTCTTTATTTAAATACGGCTTATCCTTTTATCAAAGTAACGATAATGGAGAAGTTCTTAGAACATTTTGACTATGGAAAACATACATTTATTTTTACTCATGGAAAAGACTCTGAGGATCTTAAGCATGGTCTTCCCCTTTTCTTAACCGAGAAAGCAGAAAATTTCCTTAACAAGTATATAGATCACCATAATTTAGGAGAGAATAAAAACATCTCAATAGTAAAAGGTGACCTACATACAGAGAGCATGCAGCAAGTTTACAAGTTTAGATATAGGAATGTATTGTCTATGTACGGCTCTTCTAAGTGGATAATGAATAACTTTGGTCCTGGTTATCCAGGAGTTTCGTTTGATTTAGTAGAAAAAGATACGGATTTAATATATTCGTTTTATATTCGCTTTAAATAAAATTAAGATGATTAAGATAGCAGATATAGATAAACTTATAAACCAGTTCTATTTAGACTCAGAGAAGGATGGGTTAGCAGTAAGACCTAATGTGGTACTGCTTACAGAGGATCAGTTTGAGGATCTATTAAAAGAAATGGGAGTAGAGGAAGAAGACGATGTTGTGATAGAAAGTATACTAGGATTAGATGTCGTCATAGCAAACGGGATAGAACATCCAAGAGTAATAAGATTATAAAAAAAGGGGCCCTATTAAGAGCCCCTTTTCTTTTGGTTGGTAAACTAAATAACTAAAAACTAAAACTAAATAAACTAAAACTATGATTACATCGCTTGTGGTCCTCCTGTAGCAGCTAAGAAAGCAAGAACTTCTTCTTTTACTTTCAGCTCTACTACGATTGGCTCACTTGTGATTTCAAATTTAGTGATTTTTACTGGAACTTTTTGCTTAGTTGCAGGATCAATTTTGTATTGATAGTCTACAGGGTTAAGTTTATCAGCGTTACCTTCTAAGACAACGGCTAAACCATTCTCTGTAGGGTAAGTCATAAGAACCTTGTGGATGTTAAAAGAGAAACCTTTCTTGATGATCAATTCCATCTCTTCACCGTTCTCTACTTTTTCTTTTTCTGTGTAATAGAATAACATATTTGTCTTTTTAATTACCAAACGATAGCAATGTCTCGATCACTTACCATGATCTTTTCTTCTCCTTCTACTTCAACTAACTCTGCTGATTGAAGGTACATGATGTTTACATAAACGAAGTCTCCTACTTTTACATTGGTTACTTCTTCTCCGAGAGCGTATACTTCTAAACGCTTAAGGTTAGCTAACTCTTTCATGTTCAATTCTTCTTCCATCTCTGGTGTAAGCTGAATGAGTCTTTCTTCTCTCTTAGGACGATTGAGTAATACTCTGTGTCCTTTTACTGTGATTGCCATATTGTTTTAATTTGTTTTTGCTTTGATTACATCTAGACCTGCTGCTATTAATAGTTCTAATCCTGTTCTATCTCTATAATCTTCTAGATATACAAATGTAGTGATTCCACTTTGAATAATCAACTTAGCACAATGCACACAGCATGCATGAGTACAGTACATAACGGCTCCTTCTGTACTGATAGGACTCTTGCATGCTTTAGTAATTGCATTGGATTCTGAGTGGAGTACGTATTCAAAGGTTGTATCATTCTCTTCACATACATTTGGAAACCCTGAAGGAGTTCCATTATACCCAAAAGAGATAATGTTTCCGTTCTTTACGATTAAAGATCCTACCTGTAGTCTCTCACAGTAAGATTCTTGAGCGATTCTTACAGCTAAATCTAAGTAAAGTTCAGACTTATCAGTCTTAGGCATGTTATATATGATAGGTATTTTATACATTATTGTTTATTAAAAATTGTTCAGGTGGTATAAATCTACAAAGTTCTTTTGGTATTCTGTAGAAATAATCTTCTCCAGATCTTTCTCTCGTATTAATATATAACCTCTCTAAGTACTCTTTTTTAAAAATCTTATCAGATCTTACAATTAGAGCTGCATATGTTTTACTGCTTATAATTATATAAAAGAACAAATGATCTTTACTAAATTTTTTCTTTCTATCTAAAAAAGAAACAGTAGAATATGGAAAACTATTCATATCAGTAAAAGCGGTATTTTTCATTTCTACTTCAAAGAAGTATCTTTTACCGTCTTTGTAGGCTACAATGTCTATGTTGTAATCTTCTTCCTCCTTTGGCTCAATTGTATAACCATGACTTTCTAAGAAGGAACATGTAAGTTTCCTTCCTAGAGCGTCATATCGGTCATATTGATCTTTTACAAATTTCAAAACTATCTTAAACTGAGTTCAAATCTAAAGATTTCTTTTGGAATATCTACAACTACGTCTTTAAAATTTATATCACGATGTAAAAGAGATTTATAATCTTTGGACATGTCATTAAACCTACC